ATGATTAGAACTGACATCAAAATTATTCGCATGCATTGTGCGACTCTCATTCACACACCCAAAACCTTTGTATCGTATGATCATATTGCCGGGGAAGAAAATATGCCAATACAATGTATTATGTCATTCAGACCAGAGAAAGCATTTACCGATACATTGGAGAAATCCAAAATAATTACAATTAAAGAGCGCAATGGATATAAGAACATTAACTACCCCTTCTCACAATTTCTCTTCACCCCTCAATTTGGCTATACCAACCAAAAGCTGGAGGATATCATATGCGAATTATTAGAAAAATATAATTTATAAACACCAATACTAGTGAATTATGGAAATAAAATTGAACCCGAATTTATCCTACGAATGTAAGGAAAGAACAATCATTATCAATGGTGAGAGCAAAAAATTGACAACTACAGAAATGGAATTGTTTAATTTTTTAGCAATCCATATGAATAAACTAATGGAAAGGAAAGAAGCATTAAAAATGATATGGGGTGAAGAATCCTATTTTAGTGCAAGATCGATGGACGTGTATATAACAAAGCTCCGGAAAATCTTAAGACCACTCAATGATGTAAGCATAATTAATATACATAATAAAGGATACAAATTAGTTGTAGATAATGCCTACGATCTCCCAACTGTTTCTGCTGAACGTGAGTCCACAGAAGTTTCTTGATGCTTGTAGTCCGGAAGAACTGATCGAGTTGGAGTTGTTGATCAGTTCTCCCAGGTATCAAAATATTATCCACAATCATACCAAAGAATATGAAGAAGAATCTTGCGATATACAGACTGAACAGCTTGAAGGAGATAGAAATATACCTGAATGGAAAAAACAGGAGTGAATTTATTGAATTTTTGGATCAGGCGTACGGCTTGCTTCTTGAACTGGAACCCGGACAAGAATTGATAATTGAAAATGATGTGTGCCCGGATAATCAGGAACGGTTTGTCAAAGTTAGTTGCCTTTTTATAACTGAAAATCATTCCGACTATGAATTCTCAAAAGACTATTCCAGGATAAAGCGCTTAAGACAACATCCTGAGATTGAAATAAAAATTATTATGAATCTTTTTGATCACAAAAAAAGCATGAACAATGAATTGGAACAATCACAGGGAGCAGGTCATAGATCTGCTAAAACAAGGAAAACAGCTAAAGGAAGTTGCATCCGAGATAGGGGTTACGGTCTACAACCTCAAGCAGTTTATTCATAGAAACCGTCTTTTTGTAATCAATAAAGACAGCCGAAATTTGGCATATAAAATTATCAAAGTAAAGTTCAGATTTCCGGAATATTTCTCTCCTCCAAGGGAATTTTTTAAAAGAGTAGGCATCACACAAAAACGATGGTGGATGCTCTATAGGGGTGAAGAAGAAATGACGGAACTGGAATTTAAAAGGGTATCCACGCACCTTGGCCTTACCCTGGATGATGTTTATGAAGCCAGGCAATTAGACTGGATCGAAGATATGGAGAACCAAGAAAAATTATATTAATATATGACCTACATTTCACCATCTGACAAAGAACGGATCCTGCGTGCTTCTGAAGGAAAACTTCTGGAAGTAATCCAAGACTCAGTAGCATTAGAAAATACCGATAAAAAAACATACAAAGGACAATGCCCGGGATGTAAAGCAAACAATCAGTTTTTAGTAACTCCCTCGAAGAATATATTCGGATGTGTTGCTTGTGGTAATTTCGGCGGCTCAAAACCAATCGATTTTTTAATGAGAAAGGGAATGCCCTTCCACGAAGCACTCGAAGAATTAGCCCGGATCCTCAATATTGTAATTCTGGACCAAGCTCCCCAAAAGAAAAAAGGAAAAAGTAACAAAGAGGATAAAATAAAAGGAAAAGATAAAGATACGTTCCTGAGTCGTTTCCTCGCAGGATCCGGGCTAACTCCGAAAGATGTAGAAGCAAAAACTTTTTGTGTAGATACCAATAAAACAACAACGTTCTCCAAGGTTTTTTCAAAAGGAACTTTAAATCATTTTTTTAATGTAGACAAGGATGGTGATGACGTTATAATAGAATATTTTAATCTGGACGGTTTGCCTGTCAAATATGAAGTAATAGACGAAAAGAGAAGACCTACCGGAAGATTCAAGGAATATGTCAGAGTTAGATACCAATACCCTGAAGAACACAAAGACAGCAACGGTAAAGCTATAAAATACAGGACTCCTAGGGGAGCCGGCACACACTTATATATACCACAACGCATCAGGGAGCTGTACCAAAGAAAGGAGAAAATCACCCGGCTATTTATCCAGGAAGGTGAAAAGAAAGCTGAAAAATGTTGTAAGCATGGCATCCCATCAGTAGGCATCTCCGGAATTCAAAACCTCGGAACAAAGGGCCAGATTCCCCCGGATCTTGTGAAGCTAATACAACAATGTGAGATTGAAGAATTAGTATTATTATTCGATTCCGATTGGGATGAACTATCCTCCAACCTCTCCATAAACGAAGATATACAAAAACGGCCTAGAAACTTTTACTATGCAGCTTATAATTTCCAAAGCTATGTAAAGACACTTAAAAATCGGAATATATACTTAAAAATATTTGTTGGCCACGTTCAAAAGAACGAAGCAAAAGATAAAGGTGTCGATGACCTTCTCGTAAATACCCTGAAGGGAAAAGAAAATGAATTACTGGAGGATATTCAGACGCTTATAAACGAAAGAAATTTAACGGGGAAATATCTGCAACTCCACAACATCACGATAATGGGAGAGTTTAAGCTGCAGGAACTCTGGTCCCTTGACAATCCCTCTTCATTTGCTGAACATCACAAAGATGTACTTAAGGACATGCCGGAGTTTCGGATCGGCAAGCATCAATGGAGATTTGATGAAAATGGCAACCTTAAGAACACACGGCCTATCGAACCTGATGAACAATACTGGACGGAACATGATGACAAAAGTAAAAATAAAAAGACATATGAATTCGCATATGTTAACAGCATAAACTTCTTACAAAACAGGGGATTCGGACGCTTTAAAAGGCTGGATGGATCATGGCAATTTATTCATATAACACCGCCGACAATAAAGACTGTAGAGCCTTACGAAGCCCGGGATTATATTACAGAATTTACCAAGGCTTTACGACTTAAAGATGTCCTAGAGCTTCTCTATCGGGGTGGGGCTCAGTATTTAGGACAGGACAGATTATCGAACCTCGCTTTTTTATCGCCGAAATTTGCCGATCCCAGAAGGGATGAACAAATATTCTATTTCAAAGATTTATGCTGGAAGATCACTAAGAATGAAATCAACGTAACAGACTATACAGAAATCAACCATGATATTTGGGCCGACCAGCTCAAGAACTTCCAGCCACAACGACTAGAGCCGTTACTAAAAGTATCTAAGGCAGATAACAATCATTTCGAATATCAGCTATCCGAATCTGGGAAAGCCTGCCATATGCTCCAGTTCCTGATCAACACATCCAACTTCACATGGAAGAAGGAGAAACACAACCTATCGATCGAGGATGAAGAATACTTGGAGAATAATGATCATCTGGTATCGAAACTTTGTGCGATCGGCTACATGCTTATGTCCTGTAAAGACAGGAACGTGTCCCGGGCCGTTATCGCGATGGATGGAAAGCAAAGCGAAGTAGGTAAAAGTAACGGACGATCGGGGAAATCTATCATCGGGGAAATGTTTAAACACATCCTCCCGACAATACACATCAACGGAAAAGCGAAGGATATTGAAGGCGATACATTCGTCTGGACTGAGCTGACGGAGAAAACAAAGGCAGTCTTTATCGATGACGTGCGGACCAACTTCTCGCTGGAGTTCCTGTTCTCTTGTATCACCGGCGACTGGACGGTCAACTACAAAGGGGGTGGTAGGATCACGTTCCCATTTGCCCAATCACCGAAGATATACATAACAACCAATCATGCGCTGAACGGAGAAGGATCGAGCTTTATGGATCGTCAATGGTTAATTGCCTTCTCAGACTTTTACAACGACAAACATAAGCCACTGGACGACTTTGGCATGTTGTTCTTTGACGAATGGGGATATGACCAATGGAACCTGCTCTGGAACCTTATGGCCGAATGTGTTCAGCTTTATCTCAAATTTGGAGTGGTGCAAGCTCCGGGAGAAAGACTGGAGTCTAGGAGAATGAGACAGCAAATGGGAGAAAACTTCCTACTATGGGCTGATGAATACTTCTCAGATCCTGAGCACTTAAACAAACGGATACCGAGAAGACAAATGTATGATGACTTTTTCGATAAGTCAGCCATAAAGGATCGGAAATACATAACCCCTACATCTTTCAAAGAGAAAATAAAATTGTACTGCGAGTATAAGGGATACATCTTCAATCCGAAAATGTACGATCCGATATCAAGACAACATATCAAGTTCGATAAATCGGGAGAGCCTATCACGGATGACAAATCGGGTGGAGTGGAATATTTTACCATCCAGGAGCCGAACCTTTACTGGACAGTTCCGACTGCAGATGAAATAGAAGAAACCAAGCCAACTAAAACATATAAAATTTAAAAAGATGAATTATGGAAAAAAAATATGACAATTTATTTAAGGCAACTGCTTTGCTTTTTATTAAGTATCAAACAGTAGGAACATCCTTAATACAGAGAAAATTTGTGATTGGCTATAATCGTGCCGGACGAATTTTCGATCAGTTACATGATGCTGGTATTATTAAAAGATCCGATGCCGAAACACGTTCGCCTCACCAGTTGCTAATTAAGACAGAATCGGATTTGTATGAATTTCTTAATGATAAGGATTTAGGAGAACAGCTACTCGAATCTAAAGATTGGGATAAAAGATTTTAAAATTATATACAATGGACAAAGAAAAAACAAAAGAAAAACTTAAGAATGAAATTCAGGAACTGGCAGATGAATTGTTTATCCCAGCTTTTGGAGATAGAGCAGTTATGAAATTCTTCCAATCGAACGGTACGAGTCTTGGTTTAATCGAGTTGAAAGATGGAACATCTGCTGAAGTTCAGCTCAAAATAGAGTGCGATCCGGATGAATTTATAGATGAAGATTTAGCTGAACAAGTTGATAATTAAATAAAAACAAAAATCATGGACAAGAAAGAAGAAAAAGCTAAAAAAGAATTTACGCCAATAGAAGTTCCAAATTCTATGGCTGATAAGGAAGAAAAGGAATTGGTAGAACTTATAAATAAAGTTACTGAATTAGCAATCAAAAAGGGATGGTCCTTAATACTTATGACCTGTTCAAAAGAGCGTAAGCATAATATCTCCATTTTTGAAGGTTGCGCCCATTGTCTCTCTATAATCCTCAAAAAGTCGTTAGATCAGACATCGGAACTTCTACAGATGTTATTACATGCCATTGCAACACATATGCAAGGGATAGAATTTGAAGAAGAAAATATTATCAGATTTGCAAAAAAGAATACACCACAAGGAAATTAATCAATGAGGGAAAAGAATTATGAAATAAGAGCGAGTTTAACACTCTCGCTCCCCATTGGAACTTGCAAGGTATGTGGCTGTACAGATGAACATGCCTGTTATGATCCGGACTACGGCCCATGCTGGTGGGTTGACGAAAGAGAAGATTTGTGTTCACATTGCGCCGGCCCTGAAGATATAGAGAGCCTGGCAGCATTAAAATTAATGGATAAAGAAGAATGTGATGAATAGAATGCCACTCCGCAAATTTACGGAGTAGATAAAACAAAGTAAAGAAAAATGAAAAAGAAAGTGACAATCATCGTTAAAAGCTGCAAATCATGCCCATTCCATAGTGCATCTCCTGCACAAGGAGCATGGGAACATGTTTGCGAGAAACGCAAAAGGTATTTAAGTTCTGAATATTATAATGGAAACAAAATTCATCCTGAATGTCCATTAGAAGATAATTTTTAATATTCATTCCGCAAATTTACGGAGTGGGGAAAACAAGAACAGGACAAAGAAAAAAGAAGATTATCATGGAAGTATTACCTACAACACAAAATAAGTCAGAGAATCGTTTCCTAACCAATGATGACGGATTGTTTAATGCATCATCATTGGCCAAAGAGTATGGAAAAGAGGTCTATGGATACATACGGAGCCAGAAGATAAAGGACTTTGTAAGGGAAATCAGTCGGGAATATAAATATGATCCAGAACTGGAATTCACCGAAAAGGGGAACATAGTTCGTGTGATTGCCGGCGGTACTGCTCCGGGAACCTGGATGCACCTGGATATATTCATAAAATTTCTGGGATGGCTAAACCCTAAGCTCGAGCGTGATTTTTTGAAAATTGCTTTTGCTGCCAATAACAAATCTGATGCCGATTCACTTCAGGAAGAACTAGCCCAAATTGAAGCGGGTATCACCAGACTGAAGAAGAAGCTCTCCCGGAACCCTCTCTATAAAGATTTAGTTCGAAAGCAGAAAGCAGCTCTCCAGCTACAGCGAGAAATAGATAAACAAGGAAAGAACTGGAGAAAGAAGCTATCAGTAAAGACTAATTTATTAATAAAATCACCCAAACCGTAAAATTGCGATATGAACATGATTAATATTAAAGGCTTTGTAAAAATACCAGCTGAACAACGAAAATTCATAAATGACTTTTTGAATATGTTTTTTTCATTTCAATTTAATGTAGAGATATATAGAGGTCCACTGGACAATTTACCCATTCAAAATACGGACTTATGGATCGAAAGTTATATTGAATTGGTTCCAGATCTCCAAGAGTTTCGGGATTATGTAAGGAGCGAAATGGAAAGACTAGGAATAGAGAAACATCCTAACTATGCTTATCAAAAGAAATTCAATCATTACTATTATTCGAATGAACGTACTATTGAGAAGTTACGTAACTCTATAAATAATGAAACCGAACAAATTGATTGTGGCAGTACACAACGACCAGACAACAAGGACTAAGATATTAAAGCGATTAATAGTCGAAAAAGGCTTTGCCCTCACACCATCCGATGCAGAGAAGCTGATCAAGCCGAATGTGATGGATATAGATCTGGCCAATGCATACTTCGTTATCGCCGACAATTATAAGTTCCGGGAGAGTCCTATCACCCAGCAGAGACTATACGAATTAGCAGCCCGGGGTATAGCGGTTATATTGGGAGCTAATAAGCTACAGCGAGAATTTGAATTCATTTGTGAAGCATATTACGAGTAAAATTATCAGCCGGCTAAATGCCGGCTTTTTAAATCGTGAGGAAGTAAGTGTTGTGTGGATCGCCGGCGAAGCTGGGCGATCCTGCAGCACTTATGTACGAACACCTCTTATCTATCCACCTTTCGAAAATCCCCTCCACCCCTTTTATGTTAATGAACTAAAATTGGAGTACAGATGTACCAGAACGAAATTCGAGCTGTCTGGGGAAAAGTGGCAAAATGCTATTGCAGCAGATATGGATCCATCCAAGTACCGGGAGATTTCGGTTTCAAAAAGTCAGCGATAGCCTATATATATTATTTCTTTTTTTTTATTTCTTCTATTTTTTAAAATAGGGTATTCAAAAATTAATAAAAAAATCGTGCAAACGGACAAAAAAGATTTTTAAAAATATAAATCGCTGATTTTTAAAAAAATATCAGTGCACCCAATTTGAGAAAAAATGCACTTTTCGCACTTTAACACACAAAAAAGTAATTTTGTACGGTGCACTTCAAAAATGGTCTTTTTTGCCCTAAAAAAGTGCGCAATTAAGTCCTTTATTATCAAATGTTTAAATGCTTATTTCAGGGGTTTTTGTACTAATGCACAAAATTAAGGGGGGTATTTGTCCTCCATAGCCTACTATGGAATTTGATATCTAGCTTAAATTTAGTAACTTAAACGGAGATTATTAATACAGAAAATGTAAGACAAAGATAAATTAAAAAATAGACATGCAAACTACCAAATTTACGATCGAAGATTATCTGGCAGAATACCTACGGGGTAAATGGGGTGTACGAGATAAAGAGGGAAGGATCACTAATGTAGTCGAAATTCCAGAAAATGTTTATTTATACCATACCATTTCATCTTTGACTCAAAAGAAACCGAGGAACGTAAATAAAATTGAAGGTAACATCGAAATTGTTATCCCATACAGAAGGGAAGGTAATAAACATCCGGAAATTTATAATTACATCAGCGAAGAAGGTGCGAGAATTTTCAATTCCCGGGTAAAGCGATTTTTTAGAGCTGATATGCATGAGTTCTTAGATATGAAAAAACATATTGAAGGGATATCTTATAAGGAAGCCGCTTTTGAATTCTTAGGACAGTATGGTATTGAATCATTCGACTCTGAATCCGTAACAAAAAATTATAAACGCTGGAGAGAGAAGATCCGGACTGTAAAGAAAAAGCCATATTCATCCAGATAAGCATAAAATATAATGTTAAAAAACTATGACAAACCACATACTCCTGTCCTTTTTTCTACGGAAATCAAACGGTAAAAGTGCGGTTTGCTTGATAATCAGATAATTAAACATGAATAAAGTTATTTGTAAGAGATTAGAACTCATAAATCCGGAAGATGTCGAAGTATGTTATCAGAATACCATCACTTTGAAAAGAGGTAAACAATTTAGTGATCTTCTACTCGACCAGTCGGAATATACCTCCCAATCTAAGGAAACGGACGGAGGTTCGGTACTGAATGAGACAGTGACTGTAAGGTTAAGATACAGCGAGGACTTACCGTTTTTAAAATCTCCTCTTAAATATTTTATATTGAGAGTCCATACCAATAAAGACAGCTTTCTGGTTGGATCACCCGAATACCCTGCTATCTTAACTTACAGCACGGATCGTATCCATGTAAATCTTACATTTAAAGCTACTAAGCCACAATAACAGTCCTTTATAAGCCCTTCTGATATCAATAACATTGCATAAAACTTCATTGCAATGTTATTGAACACTTTTCTACATCAGATCAGATCCTCTCCGCTCATGCTGCACTCAAGCGGTTATGATGCCTTAACGGATCTTGCCAATTCTTTCCTTCAGGGCCATACCCCCCAGGAGAAAAAAACACTAGCCGTTCATAGTAACTTCGGACAAACATACGGAGAAGGTTATGATGAAGGCAGTTCTACATCAAATCCATTCGACTACTGGAACGAAGGATCTATTGCCATTCTTCCATTAAACGGAATTATGCTTAAATCCGGTTCATGGTTTTATTATGGAGTCGATGAAATTGCCCACATTCAAAATCTCGCTTACCAATCACCAAAAATTGCTGCTGTTCTCTTCCGTGGTAATACTCCCGGTGGATCCACCGATTCCGTATTCGTGATGGAAGAAACATTCAGGAACAAAACCAAGCCTACATATATGCTTGTGGATGGATTATTGTGTTCATGTGGCATGTATGTAGGAAGTTTTTGTGACAAGATATATGCTATCAATGAAATGTGTCAGCTTGGTAGCATTGGGGTATTTGCAAGAATGTTTGAACCAACTGAAAACTCCGGGTATAAAATTAAAGAAGTTTATCCGGATGAATCACATTTGAAAAACTATCCCGAACGTGAAGCTCTGAAAGGTAATGAAGCTCCACTTAAAGAAGAACTGGCAAAACTCGCTGTTCACTTCCAGAATATCATCAAAGAGAACCGTCCCGGAATCTCCGACAAAGATGCATTTGCCGGCAAAACCTACTTTGCTAAGGATGCTGCAAAGATTGGACTGATAGATGCCGTAAAGAGCGAACGTGAAGTCATTGCAGAACTTATAAATCATACTCGAAATGTACCGTCAAAAGAGGTACAAAACGAAATTTCATCAATGTATAAATAAAATTTTATTATGGTATTCCCTACAAAAAAAGAACTGCAGGCCGCTTGGAATGGTCTCCTTATTAAATTAGGTTTAGTCGATAAAGCTAAAAATAAGGAAATGTCTCAGGAAGACTGGACTGCTTTTGGTGCTGCATTCGAGAAAGAATACGGCATATCCTTACAGGATGCATGGAAAGAAACTAAAGGAGAAGAAACTCCTGAACTAACTGACGAACAAAAAAATGATATTCTGGGAGCTGTTGAAACAGCATGCCAGAATGCAGGAGTAACTTCACCGGAATTAGATTTTAGTTCTGTAGGATCCGCTTTCGCCGGTATTGCCTCCGTGATGGCAACTATGGCAACTAATATGCAGGAAATGCAACGAAGACAAGAACCGGCCAATCCTGTTGCTATTGTTGGAGCTACACAAGATCCTTCGGTACTTGCCCGGGTTCTCGGACATACACCGCATACGGCAACACACTTATACGGAATCGAGTCCGACCACTTCAAAAGAGGACCATGGTGGAACGAACTGGTTGCTACAGGCAAAGGTCAGGATGAATACAGGGATGACGATGTAATCAACCTGAAAGCAGCATTCAAGGCATTTGTAAACGACTTTAAGGATCGATGCAATGAGGTTGTGAAGAATAACCAGCTTGGTATTCTGGACTACAACAAAATGATACACGGCGAAAGTTTTGTTGACTACAGCAACATGGAAACCAAGTTCGGAGAATATACCGTTCGCCGTTTCGATACCATTATTGCTTATTTCCGTTCCCTGCAGTCTGTAGGGCATATCTTCCCGGTTGTAAGTAATGTTCAGAATGAAATGACAGCTCCGACTGCTCACTTCGGAGAATTATCCCAGTCATTCCTGGCCGGACATCACTACAAAGGTGCTGTTCATTTCGATGGGGAAAAATACCGTATCGATAACCTCATGATGAAATTTGCATTTATAGATGCAAAGGATCTCGAAAGGCAATACATCGGTTACAAGAACCGGGAAGGTTCTAACCCAATGAAATGGCATCTGTTCGAATGGATCATCGTGCACTTCGGTGAAATTCTTTTCAACGAGCAGCAACGCAGGCGTTTGATCGGCTTCCGTACACCTCGTCAAATAGACGATAAGATTCCACAACCGGCGATGACTTCCGGTGACGGTGCTCTACGTGCCATACAAAGGGTAGAAGAAGAATTAAAGGTTCTACCGTTTAAAGACCTGAACCTTTATACAAAAGCTACCATCGTAGACTACGCCCGGGCTTTCTGGGAAAAAGTTGTGGAAATATTGCCGAATATGAACGGTTTGCGCATGTATGCCAATGAGAAACACAGATTGTGGTACATCGATGCATATGATGCCAAATATAAGAACCACAACAACTACACCGGGCCGGGTAGCGATTTGCGGTATTATTCACCTCAGGATATTATCTGGGTTCCGAATATGGAGCTTAACGACTACAAAATGTGGATCACAACCCCGGGTAACATCGAAAACTACGAGGATAAGCAAAACGAAATGTATGCTTTCTATTTCCAGCAGGATCTGGAGATATTGGTAATGGCATCATGGTGGAAAGAAGGATCGGGTGTGTTAGCTCCGGGCATCCAGTACCCTACGATCGAAGAACTGGAAAAAGGCGGACGTAAACTGCAATTCCTGTTCACAAACTATCCTGTAGTTTCTCTGGCAGCCGGTGCAACAACCATCAATGCCAGTCAGGGAAGGGAATTTGAAACTGTGGCCAACGCTGCAGCAACGAACATAACTGACATCACTAATTTCCCACCGGATAAGGTGATCAAGGTTATCTGCGGTGATTTGACAAACAAAACCACCATAAAGAAAGAAGGAAGCTTCAGCGAAATAGATTCGGACTGGATACCGGGCAAAGTGGGTGACTGGATCAAGTTCTATCCGGAGCTTCACGAAGTAACCAAGAAGGTGGGTAAAAAGCAGGTCAAGGTTGTCGAACCGACCGGGAAGTTCCTCGAGCTTGAGAGGAAAGCATATACATAATATAAAACCGGAGTTTTAAAGCTCCGGTTATATTCGTTTCATTTTAAAACTGAATTCAATGATTCTAAATAACTTAAATAAACAGGAAGATAAAAGTGCATTGTCATATTCTCTGACCTACAGGATGTATATCGCACCGATGTCCAGCGTTGACATTGCTAATTTTCCGAAAGCAGTGAATGCGACAATCTCCTCAAATCCGTTGCTTCCGGGTATGACCTTCAAATATCTGGACACGCTGACAAATACCATCAATCCAAACGTTGAACCGGGAGAAATACCGGCAAATGGTAAAATCATTCTTACTCCTTCAATAGAAGGAATATCCAAAGAGACTCTCGCATATGCTTATGCAAATGCCGGAAAAGATTTCATAACAGTTTATGAAAGATGTGCAGACAAACAAAGATTCATTGCCGGCGATCCATGTTCCGGTGGTTTGAAGTTTACATATACTTCCATTGGTAAACTGGAAAATGGAAACGCAGGGATAGCCACTAAGTTCGAGGGTGGAGAATGTCCTGAACCTTTATGGTTCTACGATGGACCGTTACCGCTGGAAGATCCTGAAGCAATCGCTGCAGATGCTGCAACGTTCGCTTTGACATCGAAACCACAATATCAACTCGGTTTAAATACCAAGGCTACTATTCTGACTGATATCACTGGGGTAACGGATGCGCATGTCGGCCGTGTCATTGAGATATTAGGTTCTGCAACTGCTAATCCTACCAGAATAACATCTTCTGCAACATTCGTTCTGAAAAACGGATTGGAATTTGTTGGCTCCGCAGGAAGCAGGATCAGTTTTTACATCAACAAAACTGGAACCTCCACATATACTTTCCACGAAGTGTACCGGGCATAAAATCAATACATACCATTTAAAAGCCACAATCGTGGCTTTTATTTTAAATACAAATATTTATGGAAAATCAATTAACGTTCGCAGAAAAAAACAATCTGGTTGTACAACATCAGGATGCAGATTCTTTTTATAAGGACCTCGAGCTATTCAAAAAACATTTGCCTGCACACGAATTAAACAGGGAGCTAGCCAATGCAAATCAGTTCTCCTATTTGCGTCTGGACGGCTACATGCTTAATGAACTCCTTAATATAATTCCTATCGATGAAATACTTGAAAACCGGAAAGAAAATGAAAAGGAGCCGGAACAGGATCCACCGGAGGTAAAGACCATCGATAACATAAAAGAATTCCTGATTGCTGAATTCGCTTTCACGGATGAAGACTTCGAGATCATCGGCGAAGATTATCTGCAGTTCCTGACATCCAAGCAGGATGAAGAAATAAAAACGGCAATACTGAAGTTCGCAGCTCTCCATCCGAAAGTAGATGATGATCCCGAGGATGACGAAGATGAACAATTACCCGAAGGAGAAGAAAACCAAAACAATGTTAATCCTGAAATACCACAAGGTGAAGAAGTAAATCCGGATGGTCAAGGCCCACAAAAAGAGAGTGAGCTAACATACAATGAACCAGCAGCTTATGAGCCTGAAAAAAAGGTGGAAAATGAAACGAAAACAGAGGAAACAGTAAAAGCCGATACTGTTCCTGTAACTGAGTCCACTGATAAAAAAAAAGGACGAAGTACGAAGAATTCCCACAAATAAACTGGATTAAGAATACCGATCCGGATATACAACTTTGCATCCTCCTGTATGACGATAGGGTAAACACATACCATCGCATGCAGGAGATTGATTTTTTATTGGATGACCAGACCAACCTAGCACTCGAGATGGTTAATCTAAAGATAAGAAACCAGCATGCACATCAGGAACTGGAAGCATTCAATAACACCGGCAAATTTATCTACAAACACCCGCTAACAGTTAATACCAGATATAAACAAACCCAGAAGGACGAACTCCGGGAACTGAAGGAAAAGAAACCGGATGAATTTTTAAATCTTATTACCAACCTAAAGCAGAATATAAGAAGAATACAAAGCAATATTAACAAGAAAAAGTATAAAGACGAGCAAGAACACCAATCATGGCTAGAAAACATCCATAACGCAAAATTACGGCTTCAAATTATTATCGAATTAATGAAGTAAAAACACTACGAAATAAACCTGAATAACCGGGTTTATTTTTTTTTGCTTATTATCCTCTTTTCAGTTGTAAAACTATTCGATTTTTGCATTATGATATTTTTTATATAGCTAAAATATTGATTTTCAGCAAGGGCAATACTTCATCATTTTTAAAAATATATTTTGTATGCGCCGGCAGCCCGTGCCGCTGTGTTGACGGCTTGTAATGCAAAAATACCCCAAAAAACGGAAATATGACGCAACCACCTGCACACCACCCCCTTGAATGGGAAAAATCGAGGGGGAAATGAGGTTTTCGGTTAGTCATTTAGGAAAATCAAAAATGAATGGATATAGTATCTAAAACAGTTCGTTCCTCTGTCCTTTATCTCCTCCCATCGGTCGGATAGCTTTGTATTACACCATAAAATAAAGCTAAATGAATCAATTAAAATGGACAACAGAGCAGCGAAGGATAAGAGATCTTATCCCAGCTGACTACAATCCCAGGGAGAGGGATGAAGGCGGCCAATCCGTGCTAGAGAAAAGCATGGATAAGTTTAACCTGGTAGATACACCGGTCATTAATAAAGATGATACCCTGATATCAGGACATCGCCGCCTGGAGTATTACATAGAGAAGGGCCTACTGGATGAAGAAATAGACGTTCGTGTTCCATCCAGGTTGCTAACTGAAGACGAAGTGAAGGAATACATGCTTCTGGCCAACTCGCATGCCGGGAAGTGGAGTCTTCCAAAACTTGAAGAACATTTCAACGGACTATACCAGAAGATACTCGTCAATGAGCTGCCATCGATAGATGATACAACACTCCCATCAGCCGAACAGATAACACAAAGTAAGGATGCAGAACGTGAAGTGATAGAGGATGAATTTAATGACTTACCTCCAAAAGAACCTATCACCAGGCTGAACGATCTGTATGAGCTGGGAGAACACAGGCTTATATGCGGAGACAGTACTGATGTGAATGTGGTTGGCCGACTGATGGGCGGCAAGTATGCTCATATGGTATTCACCGATCCTCCTTACAATCTCGCTCCGGAACAGTTCTCAGGTTTTGGGAAGAATGAGTCACAAACATTCGCAATGGGTGTGGGTGAAATGTCGGAAGAACAGTTCACACAATTCCTGAAAGATTGCTTCCAGGTATTGATCCGGTACTCAATGAAAGGTTCTATTCACTATGTGTGCATGGACTGGAAGCATGTGCTCGAGATCCGGACTGCAGGAAAGGTATATTCCGAATATAAAAATATGATAGTCTGGAATAAAAACAACGGCGGGATGGGAACATTCTATAGGTCGAAACATGAACTGATATTCATGTTCCAGAATACAGAAGAATTGCCTGAAGAAATAATCGATGCCCGGATAACTGATATTGAAGAAACCGGATATGAATCCCACCATGAATTGATCTTCACCTTTAAGAATGGCCGTGAACGTAACATAAACAACTTTATGCTTGGCCAGACTGGAAGATACCGGACCAACGTATGGGATTATCCAGGGGCGAGTTCCTTCAATAAGTCTGCAGATGTAAACACGAAGGACCATCCGACTCCTAAGCCTGTGAAGCTAGTAGCAGATGCGATAATGGACTGCAGCCTGATCGGTCACATTATACTCGATATATTCTCCGGATCCGGCACAACTATAATCGCATCGGAGCAAACGGATAGGATCTGCTATGCTGTGGATCTCGATCCGGGATATTGTGACCTGAACGTTCGAAGATACATCAGGTATATGCGGAATGCCGGCAAACCGATTGTGGTGAAAAAGAACGGTGTAGTATTAACCAAAGAACAACTGAAGGAGTATGAAGTACGATAGCGCATTCATTGAGAAGGTACGTGCCTTTGGTGTTCTGGGATATCCGGCACATGAGATAGTGTTCCTGGTAGATCCTGAGAATCCCGTTCAATTCGAAAAGGATTTACAGGATCCTGTAAATGAAATATACCAGGCATACCAAAAAGGAAAGATCACCGGTCAATATACGATGGACAAAGGTCTTTTCGATTCGGCTAAAGCAAACAATCCTGATGCAAATGAGAAGCTAAATCAAAGGCAACAAAAGAAAAGGGTAGAAACTGCAATATATGAAAGGTTTAATATATGAGACAGTTTATAGCGAATGAAGATCTCGTCCTGTTGGACCTATTTTCCGGAACCGGTGGGTTCCATGCCGGACTTGAAGATGCCGGTTTTAAATTCAAGCAAGTTTATTTCTCTGAGATAGATAAACATGCCATTGCTAATTATAAATACAATTTTCCACATGCAAAATATATCGGATCGGTCGAAAAAGTTATCGACTCAGGAATCGAGCGGCCAAACATTATCACTTTCGGAAGTCCTTGCCAGGATTTCAGCCTTGCCGGAAAACGGGAAGGATTGTCCGGAGCAAAAAGTAGTCTTATCGAGCAGGCAATTGCCACAATTACTCACTACAGACCGGACATTTTTATATGGGAAAACGTTAAGGGAGCATTCACCTCAAACGATCGCGAAGACTTTTGGTCAATTATCCAAGCGTTTGCCAACATTAGCGGTTATGTCATCGAATGGCAACTTGTTAATACAGCATGGATTCTCCCCCAAAATAGAGAGCGTATTTACCTTATCGGACATCTTGCAGAATCCTTCAGAGATTGGGGAAAAGTATTTCCTATCACAAAAAGCGACCGACTATCTTTTAAAACGGCTTCAGGAAGACCATCGGGGATTCAAACCCAAACTTGTGGAGCAATAACAACTGGGTACGGTGGAAGACCTACTGACACTTATGTTCTGTTCAGACCATCAGTTCTAAGGACCGGATACGCTCAAGCGATCCTCACTCCCGATAGGTTAATTAAACGGCAAAACGGAAGGAGAATAAAGAATGTTGACGAACCTTCTTTCACTCTGACAGCTCAGGACCGACATGGTGTGTTCGATGGCAGCCGTATTCGACGACTGACGGAAATAGAGTGTGAAAGGCTGCAGGGATATCCGGATGAATGGACCAGATACGGAGACTATGATGGAGAAATAAAGGAATTGTCGGGAACACAACGATACAAGTTGTGTGGTAATGCGGTTACGAAACTAATGGTTCAGACTATCGGAACGAAAACACTTTTGAATTTTACTAATGCAAATCCCGAGCTATGAATATTTTAATCTTTATCATAATGCTAATAATCAAAACTACCGATTCTCAGATATTGATAAGCAGGGATGGTAAAGGTTTTGAAGGTTTGCCCAAAAACAGCCTGAGGTATCAACCGGATGGTGATATTCTTAATTTTTATTGGGGAAATGATTCCAGTGTTTTCATCTGGGAGTACTGGACTGCCGGTATAACTATAAACGGCACTACGGTGACGAAGGAGAATGTGAACACAGCTTTAGAACCATTATTTTTTGAATCGAAACAATCGTTCGATTCACAACCGGAGAATGAATATGATGCTTGTATATATCTAAAAAAGAAATAATATGCTTGAACACTTACAACGATTGCCTATCGAGGTTATACAGAGTTATCTGGAAAAGCGGGATGCCAAAGCTGCAGGATTGAAGCCGGCACTGGCAAATTATATCCTTCAGATAAACGATGCATTCAACCTTAGTAAGAAATATCGGAATGTAAGTAGATGTGCTGAACAGCTCCGGCTCCTCCATCCGGAGCTGGAGTCTCTCCCCACTGCAAAGAGCCGGGTGTATGATGCAATCGAGTTCTTCAATGCGGATTGTACGGTGACGGCTCCGGCATGGAACAGTTACTATGCCGATGTGATGAAGAATCTGGCAGATATAAACCTTGTAGCTCAGGACCTGAAGGAAGCACGGAGATGCTTCGAGAAAGCACACGAATATGACCTTGCTGCTTCGGCCAACCGGATCGATCCACGCCGGATCCAGTTCAAACATCAGGTGGTATCGCCGGACGTTCATCTTCCGAGAATGGGTATTACACCGGTGGGTATTCTCAAGGCATGGGAACAGGCAAAGGATATTATCCATAGCCGGGATATTTCTCCGAAGGAAAAAGGCCGTCTTCTGAATGAGGCGAAAAGAGAGTTAAACGTTGAAGATGCCGACTATGAAGAAATCGAAGATTAATGAGAATGTCTTTATCCGTGTTTATCTTTCGGTCGTTCAGATTCTCGCAAAGCTACTGGATACGACTTTCTTATTCGGTGAACTCGGTCGTGGTTCCGGAAAGACCACTCACATATTAGGTCCCCGGATCGATCGTGTTCAGAATGATATGCCCGGAGCCTTGCTTGTGTTGGCCGCTGCGACTTATAAAAGTATTCTCGACAATATTGTGCCCGGGCTTTTGGAATACTTTCTGGAAAACTATGAGAGAGGGGTGTACTTCGAATTCGGGAAGCGTCCGCCGGCACACTTCGGTAGTCCGGAACTGAATCCCGGCTGGAGCCGTGACGAAATAGAAAAGATAACGGACTTCAGGCACACGATTACGTTCGTAAACGGTACTGTTATCAAGTTTGTATCGTGCGACCGTCCGGAATCGATGCTAGGGCTTAATGCGGCTCATTTGTTCATCGATGAAATGATCCGGATCCCGGAAGAAAAGTTCCTCGAGAGAATAATGCCGGCATTGCGTGCAGACCGTTCGAAATTCGGCCACTCTCACTATTACATGGGTATTACCGGCTTCTCAAGTACTCCTAACTTCGAGACTGACGAAGATTGGTGGACAAAGAACGAAAAGGATATGTCACAACCTCTCATGGACAGGATTGCGGAAATGGGATGGGTGTACGACCAGCATCTGAGCGCATGGTTGAAAGCTGAAGCTGAAGCCGACATGGAAGCCATCAAAAAGGAACAACGGTTCCTCGATAGATGGGGAAAACGGCTTAACCTACGATCAGATGATCCTGAGCAATGTGGTGTGCGTGTGGACCAGACAACTTATCTCCGGGCTTCGTCCTTCTCCAATATTAAGATTCTGGGAATCGATTATATCAAGAACCAAATCAAGACAATCAAGGATCCTGATAAACTGAATACTTCCATTCTGGCCGTCCGAAAATATAAGGTGAAGGATATGTTCTTCGGGAAGTTCGGGAAGCAGCATCTGTTCGATGACGGTTACGATTATAAATACATCGACCGTTATGCGATCGGCGAAGAACGTCCGTCCTCGAGCCGTGACCTGAAGTATTGCAATCCGAACCAGCCGTTAATCGCCGGCTACGATCCCGGGCCTTTTCAAAGCATCGTGTTCGCTCAGGAAGAAAAGCAGAAAAAGGTGTTCCGGGTTATAAAGGATATGTGGGTGTACCATCCCGAACAACATGAAGATCTAGCCGAAAAGATAGATACATTCTTCAAGGACCATAAGCAGAAGGTGATATACCTCTATTACGACCGTGCCGGTAACCAGAGGAATCCGGCGTACAGGAAGTGGTATCCGCTGATGGGAACGATACAAGATTCGGATGCCAACCTTCTAGCCATTGCACTGACCAAAAAGAAATGGACGGTACACCTGATGAGTAAAGGCCAACCGACAATCTTCTACAGCCAGCACTATCGGTTATTAAACAAGCTGTTCGGAAAGCCGGAAGGAAACCAATACACCATCCAGATAGACCGGAATGAATGCGAAGCTCTTGTGAGTTCCATCAACCATTCACCGCTGAAGAAAAGTACAAAGGAAGTAGAGCTGGATAAGAGTAGCGAGAAGGAACTGGAATTTGAAGAACAGGCGATGTACTCCACGCAGATCTCATCGGCATTCATGTATCTGCTCTGGGGAAAATTCAAACATTTGGCTCCGGCATCGGACAGGGTGGAAGTTACTCCGCAGGGTGCAGGAACATATACAAGTACTTAAATAATTTACTAATTTAGAGGAAAAAATTAGTAATGATTAAAGTTGGCGATAAGGTAAAACATTCGAATAAAGGAGATACCATCATGACTGTTGTGGCTTCTTTCGATGATTGGGTAGGTGTAAGGTGGAATGATGACAAAGGAATTCATGCTGCTACATATACTCCACATGAGTTGATAAAAATAAGGCAAATAAAAAGCTCCCGATCGTAGGACCGGGAGCTCCAGCTGTCAAGCTAATCGATTAACCATTCATAATGGATAACGATTTCTCGTGAAACTTTTTGGACATATCTTCCAATGCCTTGGCAAAAGTTTCTTTTTCTTCCTTGGTAAACCGTGCCGGCTTTCCGTTTACAATGTTTCCATTCAAACGTTGATACAGCCATGTCCGGGATTTCTCGAAGTATTTTTCTGCGATGTATGACATGGATGCCATGTCTGCAATCTCTCCCAGCTCGATTTTTTCCTTCAACTCGGATATACGATTGTCTATAGCTTTTAAGGATGCCATCTTCTCCTCCGGCGTCTGGTTTTTTATGAACGCTTGGATTTTGGCTTTGAACTCTTCCTTTTTCTTCGGATCGGTCGCCTTGCTATATTCTTCCCTCAAAGTTGCTAAATCTAATTCTGCCATAATTTTCTAGGGTTGGCCCCCTCACTCGGAGGGGGTGTTGTTTAATAATTCTTTTAACTCATTGAACCGGTCTAAGATGCTGTCTATGTATTCTGCAGCTCCTTCCCGACTTTTTAAATCAGGTTCTGAATTGTATGCATCTAAAATAATTTCGAGCATTTCCAGTTCTTCCTGAATCTTTTCTCTTTCAGTTTGTTCCATCATTTCAAAGATTGATTAATACTACGATTAACTTGACAATACAAATATAATAATCATTTGATTATTATGCAAATTTTCAGCGGACTTTTTTCAATAAAAACGCATCTTTTTTGCATCACTATTTAACTAATAATCAGCGTTTTATTAACTGTTTTGAGTTGCTTTTGCGGGTTTGTTTGTCGTACTTAGCTATACCAATAAGGTAATTAACAAACTCAAAAACAACGAATTATGACAACAAAAGAAAGGGTAGCAGTAGCAATCACCAACTTAAGAAACCACAACCACAAGGTAGCAGCTGACAGGCTGGAGAAAGCAACAGAAGAAGGTACGATAGACCTGAAGCCACTAAGCAACTACACCGACCAGCTGATATACGCAGCACTCATCTTCGCAGGGATGGACGTAAAAATAGAGCTGGATCCGGTTTATACCTTCGAAACAAAGTAAGCAACAAAGGGTGGGGAAACCCACCCCATTATAATAACCAATAAAAACAAAGCATCATGACAAGAAAAGAACAAACACTGGAAGTAATCCAATTTTTAAAATCGAAAAGCCAGTTTATTCCTGCAAGGAAAATCAAGAAGGCAATGGAGTCCGAGAGTGGAGAATTAAAGCTGAAACCCTTTGCAGGGAGCTATAACCATGCAATAATAGTAGCAGCTTATTCAACGGTAGCAGGGGTGACCGTAGAAGCTGAAGATGATGAAGGATACCACCTTATCATGACAAAATAATCCAACCCAAAAATCAAGGAAAAACCTGCCGAAAAGCGGGCTTATTTGTTGGCTCTATTTAACTAATAATCAGCGTTCTATTAACTGTTTTTTGTTGCTGTTTGCCTTTTGTTTGTCGTACTTAGCTATACCAATAAAATAATGATAACCAATAAAATAACGAATTATGAAAGCAATTTTAGACAGCATCCAAACCTACGAAGAAGAGATCAGATTTTTTGACACACTAACCGAAGACGAAGCCTGCGAACTTTACAATGTAGACTACAAAGCAGAAGCAATAACATACATCAAAGACTGGTGGAGAGTAAACTAAAAAAACAAAGGGCAGGGAAACCTGCCCGATTATCAGAAACCAATAAAATAAATGAGTTATGAGAGTACAGGATTTAATTGACGAATTACAATCGCTTAACCCCGATGCAGAAATTTATATAGCGTTTCAGCCGAGCTATCCTTTATGTGCTGAAGCTGATGATACTATAGGAGTAAGTGATGACGGAGATAGAGTATACATTGCTCAAACGGCATATGGTGGGAACGATTATCTCCCTGGAGAAATATCAAGACAATTACAATACAGATAATAAAAAGCCGGAAAACCCGGCTTTTTTGTTGGCTCTATTTAACTAATGATCAGCGTTCTATTAACTGTTTTAAGTTGCTGTTTGGCTTTTGTTTGCCGTACTTAGCTATACCAATAAGATAATAATAACCAATAAAATAACAGAATTATGGAACAGAGAATCAGAGAAATCCTAGCCCAAACAGGAACAAAAACAAGCAAAATCAGACAGCTAATCTTATTAGGACTAAGTAGAACGGAGATAGCCCAACTGCTCACCAACGGCAACTACGGACAGGTACAAAATGTTTATACCCGAATGATTAATGAAGGACTCGTGGAGCAAATAAACAGAGCCATAGCAGAGCGAGGACTGGAAAGAATCACCCGAACCGTATCACAGCCAACCCAAATACCTACCAACGCAATGATGACACCGAGAACCTTCGACAAACAATTCGGAGTAGAACTCGAGTGCTACAACGTAAGCAGCAGCACCTTAAGAACAAAACTAACAGCTGCAGGTATCAACTGCGACTCAGGATACAGGTCGACAAACAACAGAGGTTACTGGAAAATAACAACCGATAGCAGCATAAGAGGTACAAGTACCTTCGAACTAGTAAGTCCCATCCTCCAAGGTGAAGCCGGGCTAAACGAACTTATGAAGGTATGCAAGGTGCTGAACGACTGCAGAGCAAAGGTAAACAGGAGCTGCGGAACGCATGTACATATCAACGCTCGGAATTTTACGGTAGAACAATGGAAACGCTTATACATCAACTACGCACGACTCGAGAGCGTGATCGATGGATGGATGCCAGCAAGCAGGCGTAGAAACACCAACTCCTACTGCAAAGGTTTTACAGACATCGCCAACTTCGAAAACAAAATAAATCAAGCGACAAACCTAAACGAAATAGCAAGGGTAATGAATAACGACCGCTACTGGAAAGTCAACCCGAAAAGCTACAGCGTACATAACACATGCGAATTCAGACAGCATGCAGGAACAACGAACTACGTGAAGCTGGCAGGATGGATAAGATTTTTGAGTAACTTAGTGGACTATTCGGAAAACCACACGGTAAACGAAAGAACACTGGACAGCCTGAAGGCATTTAACAGTACAGAGATAGTAGATTATTTAAAATACAGAACATTAGAATTAGCAGCATGAAAGAACAAAAAGAATACAGACTCGAGGACGGCGGTGTGATCACCGCTTCCTCTCCTGAAGAATTTGTAATGAAATTACGACTGAGCAGCATGTTCGGTTCGAATTGTACGGATGTAGAATATATGAAGGAATTTGCAAACCGATACAAGATTCAATCGGGAGCAATCATCCGAAGCGATACGGCATCCAATTTCGTGGATGACCTGCAGGAAATCGGTTACTTTTTGTAGCCGTCATAATTCGAAACCTTATTGGTAAAGAATTATTTTATTGGTGGAAAAGACTGGACAGTGATTGCCCGGTCTTTTCTTTTTTGTTAAATTGCGGAGAAATAATTTTTAAAATAAATATTATGAAACTATATCCTGACACAGGTCACCCAAACGGAAGATCAAACGAAGCAGAATTTTATCAGCAAGGTAATTGTTTTTATCCGGACACCGGACACCCTGAAGGTAGTACACCTGAGTCATGGTATTATATAAGTGGTAATAATTTATTTCCCGATTCTTGGCATCCAGTTGGTCAAACTGGTGAGTCATGGTTTTATATAGTCGGAAATCAAGTTTATAGAGATTCATTGCACCCAGATGGAAAAGATGAAGATAATAGGCCACATTTTTATTTATTATGATGCAGAAAATTATTAATACCCATGTGGACGGCACGGACGTTCAGGAAGTAAACCTCTGGAGCCATAAGACGAAAAGAGATAAAATCGTTGCAAAGTGCAAGGATGAAGATATAGTTACCGAAATGGAATCGGACGGAACCTATTCGAAAGTAAGAACCGAGGACGGCAAGGAAGGATGGTGCATGTCCGGTTTCCTTAAATAACTATCAAATGGTTTTTTTTTAAGAGCAGTCGTACAACGATTGCTCTTTTTTTGTAGCTTTGCAATGCTACCAGATAATCAACTCAGACAACCGTTGGAATCAGGATTAATCAAAATCCTTATAACAGCGGTTGTCTTTCCGTACATTCTTTTTTTAGGCGGTTGTCTGGGGAGAGTCTGGTAGCAAGCGGAAATGGCAGCCGCTACTCTTTTGCCATAAACCGAACGATTATGAGCGAAACAGATGACCAGCAACCGGTGACTCCTCCGGATCCGATCTCACTTATCACTAAAGCCGGCAAACTAAATTATTCGATAGAACGGACCGTCTCTATCGTTCGTTCCTACTTCCCGGAATTAAATAAAAATGCACTACTGGATCTTCTCTCCTCTCCCGGAACAACTGAATATGATGCATACCATACCGGAAAGGATGTCGGTATGTTCGACGTTGAATCAGGACTTCATGCTGCTGCAGCCGATGGTGATGCCGATGCCCAGAAAGCATTGCAAAACCTACGTGTGGAAAGAACGGTAGGTGACGCAATAAAAGAAACATTCTTCCCGGACAAAGATTAATACAGGTGAAAGCCGAAATGCAAGTAGCTAGTTTTATGGTGGAAGGCCCTGCAGAAATGTAGGGCCTTTATTTTACTTTATCCTGTATATCACTATCCTTCGGATTGTAGCTCTGGAATGCATCTTTTTTAACCTCGTATGCTTCCATTTCATCAGCAGGATATGGTTTGAAAAATTCTTTTATTTGCTCTTTTGTTAGTTTCGGATCCAGCCATTTCTCTTCGAGTCCTTCCGGAATAATTACCGGCATACGAAATGGGTTCTTTCCACTGTTGTGGATCCAGCGGGTAAGTTCGTTAGGTTCGCCGATAATCATAGAAAATGTTTTTTCCTCTTTTCCTGTATCCGGATTTAACCAGGAATCGTATATCCCGGCGAAAGAAAATATTTCCTGATCCTTCAGGTAGATATAATATGGAACCTTTGTGCCGTCTTCATTCTCATGATATTCATAATAACCGGTCGAAGGGATCAGGCAACGATGGTGCATGATCGGACTTCGGAAAGAAGGTTTTTCGAATATGGTTTCTGAACGTGCGTTAACCGTCCCCTTGCTTATCTTTTCGGCTGATTGTCTATTTTTTGCCCAGAAAGGGATCAGTCCCCACCGGAACTCCTGCAACTCTTTCCCCGAAGTAACAATGAGCTGCTCCGGATGAAAAAAGCCGGTTATATGATAATTTTCTTCTAAAATTTGTTCGGCTATTTCAACGGCACTCAGATCTAAATTCCTTCCGTACCGGGCTGCAAGTTTCTTGGCTTTGGCCGACATAGAGTTATGAAAGCACATGGATATAATCATTTATAAGAAAACAATTAATAAGTTTAATAGGTTCAACGTTATAATTCTGTATTTTTATAAATATTTATTTAATGATATAAATCAATGGTTCCGAAAATATGCAATATCTGCCTGAAGAGTGCGGCATTACAAAAAAAATCTCATATCATACCCAAATTTTTTAAGTCTCATTTAAATAGAGGGAATATTGAGAAATATCTTTTGAGTATAAATCAGAATAAGAAAATAAATAAAGTACAGGATTTAGCATGGGAAAATTATATTTTATGCCCTCAATGCGAAAAACGTATATCTCAAGTAGAGAATTATTGCGCTCAATTTTTCTTTAATAGATTTCACAATTTAAGCTATAGAAATAATTTCCAGTCAAAACCGGGAATGATAAAAGAAAGCTTATTCCTTAATATGGAGATATTTAATTTATTTGTGCTGAGTATTGTTCTTAGATGCTCAATATGTAATCGACCAGATTTTAAAAATTTTAATATACCTTCAAGCTATCTTGAAAAAATGCGGAATGACTTAAATTTGAATCTATTATTATCTCAATCGGATTACAATATTGATAATCAAACTAGGAAAAAAGATTATTTTGCTTATAATATTCAAACCAGAAAAAATTTATCTAAAACTACTAAATCTCCAATTACGGCTTGTCCAAGTGGAGATAATATGTATAGCATTTTTTTAGGTGATTATATTATTACATTTTTCTTAAGTATCCCAACATGGATTTATGAAAAATCACTGAACAGAAGAAATGATACTTCATTAAAAATATGGGAAGTTCCAGACGAAATCTGGGAAAAAACTGTTCAAAAGTTATATTTAAGCCTAAAATAATTTTATATAACAGGTCATATCCTACAGTTTACCCTGATCACCTCGCTAATCTGCGTAGTGTACCGTGGTGAAAGTCTTTCCTGTTTCAGTTTCCAATCCCTGCCTCCCGTTCCCTGTACGGCCAGCTTTATCTTATCGGAGATAAAGCCCTTGTTATACTTATCAATCACCTCCATCAGCCGCCCGTGTTTTTCGTGGTCTATCTCCCGGAAAAGGTTATTGGACGGGTTGCGTGTAATCTCGGTTATGATTACTCCGGCTTTTTTATACAGATAGCCCGGTTTAAAAATAAGTTTCAAGGCTTTCATAGCATGGGTGACAATCTCCAGTGTGCTGTTAGTAGCAACGGGTAGTTTTATCACACAGTTTTGAGCGTACTGGTCGTGCAGTTCATTGAAATGGTTGGTATGGATAAATACCATCAGTTCGGTGGCAAAGGTTCCCTGTTGCCTGAGTTCTTCGGCGCAAATGGTTGCGTAAGTAGATACACATTCCCTCATGCCCTCGAAGTCGCGCAGGTAATCACCGAATGCCCTGCTTGTGCAGATCTGTTTCTTTTTCGGTGGATTCTCTTCCAGCCCGTAACATTGGATACCCTGCAGCTCCATCCACATGCGTTCGCCGGTTACGGTGTAATACTTCCGCATAAAAGACCGGGAAGCCTGGGTAATATCGTAGGCGGTTTTTATTCCCTGCCGGTTCATGCGCTTGGTCAAGCGGCGGCCGATGCCCCATAGATCGGAGATATCTGTCATTTGTAAAGCCTTCTTTAATTTCTCATCCGTATCGATCATGCAAACGCCGTTGTAGCCTTTATATTTCTTGCTGAATTTATTGGCTACTTTGGTCAGTGTCTTGGTAGGTGCTATGCCCATCGATACGGGCAGGCCGGTATATTGAAGAATGGTTTTTACAATCTTTTCGCCATAAGATTTCAGTCCCAGGTGTTCAAAGCCTGTCATATCGAGGAATGCTTCGTCGATGGAATAGACTTCCATATCCTGAACGAATGTGCTTAATACAGTCATCAGTCGTGTGGACATATCGCCATACAGCTGATAGTTGGAAGAAAATACTTCGATGCCGTACTTTTCCACCTGATCCTTTATCTGGTAAGCAGGCACACCCATTTCGACACCCAGCTTTTTTACCGCATTATTCCGGGCAATAACGCATCCGTCGTTGTTACTGAGAACAACGATAGGCTTTCCTTTAATCTTCGGGTTGAAGATTTCTTCACAGGAACAGTAGCAACTGTTTATATCTACCAGGGCAAACATTATTTGAATTTATCTATATGTGGCGTTACTGAATAGGTTATTGTTCCCCATACTTCAAGGGTGCATTCGGATGTTACCTTTATAGGCTTGAATTTCTTATTGGCGGCAACCAGCCAGATGACATCTTTATCTGTTTCGTCGTATTCTAAAAACTTGATAGTAAACTCACCATTTACACAACAGAGTACCTTTTTGCCTTTTATCTGTTTTGGTGTTTGTAGCGGGATTGTCCTGTCTATTATTATCAGGTCACCGTCATGCAGATATACATCCTCCATGGAATCCCCTTCGACAATGCCGAAGAAGGTGGATTCAGGCCGTTTAATGAGTCTCTTGTTCAGGTCGATCATATCCCCGGTATAGTCAGCGGCAGGGCTGGGAAAGCCTGCACGAAGCCCACCCCTGAAAAATGGTATTTCCAGCGATGTATTTATATCCGCAAGTATGATTTTGAAGTTTCTTAGCTTATCCAATTTATTACCTCCGATGGCGAAGATATACGGGCATTTTGTTAAGTCGGTGAAAAAATTGGTTAATTAACCATCGTTAAACTGTCCTTTAACTAACCGGCAATTCCTGATTTATTTGTGCTATGGAATTTGGAAAAACTATCACCGGGCCGGATGCGATCGAGCTGATGCGTAGAACCAAGTTGATACCGGGCGCTACGTTCGGCATTCGGTTTATTACGTGCGACCTCTCCCGGGGTAAGTATGGCCAGATAGATGTTTATGAAGAATGCCGGATCCGTCCGGCCAGAAGGAACGAAGGATTGTCAGTGGATCCTGATCATTATTTATTCTTTACAGATGTATCGACTGACGAACCAAGGCAATGCTTCAAAATACTTATCAGGGCCGTGTGCTTTCCTCCTTCCTACGAATGGAAAACAGTTAAGTGGTTCACATGAGTAATAAGACAGCAATAGGAAAAGGAAAAGCGGTAGGTCCTGTAGGATATATTAAACCGGATCAGGACACCAAGGTAGAAGTACACCATGGCAACCGGGGATTCGCAGTCAATCCCAAAGTAGGCGTACTGACATTCGAAGTTCAGGGAGTTGCAGCCCGGGAAGACATCCTGTTCTCGGAAACAAAATCGACATACCAGAAATATGTCAGCGACCGGATGACAATCAATCTGTCCGGCTATCACGTTCCGGTCTGGGGAGAAGGCCACAACCTATATCCTCAGGAAGTATATTCGAGCGTAAGCGATAACAAGTTGCTTTCGGGAATCATCGAAAAGCAGGTTAAATCACTATTCGGTAAAGGACCGAGATTGTACCGGGAAATAGTATCCGGAGAAGGCGACAAACAAAAGCGTGTCCGGATCCCGGTGATCAATAAAGAAATCGAGGACTGGCTGGAAGGATGGGAAGAAAACGGATATGCCCATTTTTGGGAGTACCTGGAGAACGTAGCGAACGACTTCTACCATGTAAAGACCTGCGTATCGAAATACAACTACAATCTCTCCAGACGGATAAACGGACGGCAGCCGATAGCAGCTTTGTCATACGTAGGATCGGATGAAGCCCGGCTGGCCATGAAGGGTGCTAAACCGAATAAGACCATCAGGAACCAGGACTGCAAATATGTGATTGTCGGCGACTGGATGAACATTACTGCATCGGATTATGAAGTGTTCCATCGCTTCGATCCCCGGGAGCCTCTCAAGTATCCGGTAGCGATCGCATTCAATCATGACAAGACCTTCACCAAGTGGGTGTATGCCATCAACGGATGGATGAAAGGACTAAAGGAATACCTGAAAGCCTCGGAGCTCTCCCCGAAGTACCTGAATTCCTACCTGAAGAATGCACTCAATGCGCACATACACGTTCAGATACCCGGGAGCTGGTACGAACAGCATAAGGTTATACTGCAGCAGATCTGCTCGGATAATTTATTGAGGACCGAAGTTCCCCTGCAGACAGAATACCGGGGTGTTAACCTTGTAGATGACAACGGCAATGCCTTACACTTCTACGAAAGCATGATGGACGAACTGATCACATGCGAACTGAAAAGGATCACATCGCTCATGTCCGGAGAAGGAAAGAACCAGGGTAAACTATACGCAACACTGAAATGGGGAGAAGAAGGATGGAAGTTCGAAGAATTCCCTGGCAAATTTAAAGAGTTCTTTGATACCATTATAAAGTATGACGATTATGCAGATAAGGTTATTCTGGCCGGTAAAGGTGTTCCGGCATCCATATCGAATGTGGACAGCTCCGGGATCATCAGCAAGTCCGGAAGCGAAGCCTATTATAATTATCTGCTTTACGTGATGACGCTGACGCTGGATGAATACTTTATCACCAAGGAACTAAACCGTGCGATCCGGATAAACTTTCCTAAGGCCCGGGAGCAGGGAATAAAAATAGGCTTCTGGGTAGATATACCGGCAAAGCTGCAGGAAACGACTGCAAGCGAACGACCAGCTGAAGCTGCAACACCGGAGAATAAATAATGCCAAATTTTTTAGCAGGATGTCAATAATCACTCCATTCAACAGAGAAACCTTCTCGGAAGAAATAAAGCCCAAAATGTCGGGTGTGGACCTGACGCTGGAATACGAAAACATCGAGAGTTCAGTCGCCAAAGTTGCTGAAGACTGCATCGAGATACTGACCGAGGAACTATACGAAGCCATCTGTAAGGACGAAGGTTCCGGCGACAAAAAGCTGCAGGAAAAAGCTCTGGATTATCTACAACGTTCAATGCTTCACTTTTGTATGAATGAACACCTGATATTTTTAATAGCCAGGATAAAAGATGACGGCGTGACCGTGGCTAAAAATGAGAATGAGACAACAGTCTATAAATACATACAGGACGGACTCGAGAACAAACTTATCTCACTCGGATGGTTCTGGATGAATAAGCTGCTGCAGCTGATGGACAGGAATATCGATAAGTTCCCTCTCTGGAAGGAGAGTGAGACATACACGGACCTCCAATCGATACCAATCGGAAGAAACGACTTCTACAGATGGGTAGGTGTGAAGGATGATTATTTTGTAGTCGTTGTCAGATGGATCATCCGGGAAGCATGGAAGGATTGCGTGGAATCAAGGATAAAGAAACCTGAGAAAACAGATGACATTACCCGGGCCATGTGTTACGAAGTTATGGGAAGGGCGTGTAGCCGGCTGGCATTCCTCCAGCTCCCGGAACCGGTACGCCTCGATATCAGTAACGAGATGTCGAGAAGCAATAAGGACCGGGAAGAAAACAACATCCGGAAGCGTGTTGCGCAAACGTTCATTACGCAGGCCACTGCATACTGGACAGCTCTCGATATCGATCTACAGAACCAAAGACAAAAAGAGAACCCGGCAGCCCGGCCAATATATACACCTCCGATAATATCGGAAAACGATTCATTTGTTTACTAGCCTATGAAGAAGATACTATTAAATAAGGGAGAGCTCGAGCTTCCGGAAACATGGGAAGAACTGACATTCAAGCAAAAGATATTCGCTTTCGGCCGGCTGAAAGAAATGCTGGAGAAAACAATATCGCCTCCGATGTTCAGGATATTGCTCCTGCAAAATATAACCGGCTACAAGCCATCATCAGGTGCATTCAGATATTTACTGCTCTGGATCCTGTATATTATAAAAATACCATTCGTTTTTGTGTTTTATGTGTTTAGGTTAGGTTTGGTCCGGCTCTCCGGCTACTGGTCGGTATGGAAAGAATACAATCGTCCGCAAAAGCGTGACAGGGATGTAATCAATTATAATCTCTACCGATTGTCGGAGCAGCTGGACTTTGCTTTCACTCTGGAAAATAATGAGATAAAACTGAAACGAATCTTTGCAAAGAATCCATTCCCGTATATACGAATAGAAGGAAAGAAGTACACCGGAAAGAAGTTTATCCATGACATTGCACCGTTTACCGATATCACAACAAAGGAATATTGTGATTGCTGCGAATTGTATTCAGGATATTACACCATGCAGGATCCGGCAGATAAACAAAAATGCCTGGATAAATTGATCTCCATTCTTTATCCGCTAACCGATGACTATAACCAAAACCTTGTGAGTGATCATGTGGAACAGATATCGAAAGTAAGCCCGGAAATAAAGTTCGGAATACTTTATTGGTTCGGTTGTATTGTTGAATTTTATTACTATCACCCGGTATATTCCATCCTGTTCGGAGAAGACTCCGGCAAGGAAGGACCGGAAGATAAGATATCGATAGGAATAAAATCGACGGTCTTAATGATGAAACGGAAAGGATATACGGCCATTGAAAACGAAACAGTGAACGATTACTTCGACACCCAGGTGCAAATAATTAAAGACGATCTTGCTACAGCCGTGGCAAAAGGAGTAACGATCGAGGAACTGGCAAAAAGTACCGGGATGTCGCCGGATAAAATAAACAAGCTATTATGAATGAAGATATACTAATAACTCTCTTCAAGTTTTACGCCAAATTTGTCCCGAAGCCTGTACTGAAGAAAATGTTCGTCAAAGCTAACAAAAGGATACAGGGATACAGCGAGATCACAGCTGAAGTATTAGCAGCTCCGGACGATCGTATGATACAGGACATCGATGCTTTTATATTTTCGGCCAACGAAGACTTCCTTACTAAAAAGATAAAAAACCAGAAGGGAACTGTTCTGTACGTGGAATATGGAGCATTCAGATATACCCCGAACCGGGAACACGGAGTAAAGGAGAAGTTGGCATTGCATGTTGCACATCCTTATTCGGCAGCTAATAACGATAATCTGAATGAGATGCTGCTGATGAATAAGATGTATGGTATAATAACCTCCATTCTTAATGAAATGGAGAAGGAACAGAAAAGCCTCGGATTTTGTGGAGATACCAAATTAGTGGAATTCCCTGCAGAGATTGTAGCCATCGATCCTGCGATGTTTTATGACAGGATAGGATGGATGGGTATATTTGATTATTCAACAACTAACCGCCTATGAAATTAAGCGAAGTACAATCGGAATTTATAGAAATATTCAACTCCATGGAAACATGGCAGGAAAAGTTCCAGTTCATCGTGGATATGGGTGGCAATCTCCCGGGATATCCCGAGCACCTGAAGAACCCGGACACGAAAATTATGTCATGCAATTCGCAAACTTACTTCTTCGCTAAAGAATTGACCGGGCTTGTTTGCATCAACGGCTGGAGCAATGCTTCCATCCCGTCCGGACTGATTGCGGTACTTCGGGAAATATTTGATGGTTGTAGAATTGAAGAACTGAAGGAAACGAAAATAGACTTCCATATCAAAACAGATCTAATCAATAATCTGACGGAGCAACGTAAAGCCGGACTCCTCGAAATGATAAATAAAATACTACTCTTGTAGCTCTTTTTTCTTATTCTCTTTGTCCTTTAGAAGCTCACTACGGTGGGCTTCTTTTGTATCATCAGATTATTATCGATATGCAGATACAAAGCGGAAATATGTCTCAGGACGAATTTATCAGAAGGGTACTGGAGAGAGATGCCCGGAATATACATCGTGCCCAGGAACTGATCGTATCCCATAAGGTTTATCTGGCCGGCAAAGACCTGAAAGCTACTAAGCGGAAAAAAGGTATTCAACGCCGGACCGGTATGCTGGAGGATTCTGTCTCAAACCCTGATTTTTATATGAAATCGGAAGGGGAAACATTTGTAGTTGCTGCCAATTATCCCCTTTATATCCGCTTCCTGGATATGAAACACATAGGGAACTGGCGAATATGGAACCGCCAGGTATGGGGTATTCTCTACAACAATGCCCTTCCTGATATAAAAAACAAGTTCGGACAATTCATCAGCGATACGCTGGGAGAAGCTCTCCGTGCTGCATTCCAAAAATTCAGTAAAAATTAAATCATGGCCAAACTCAAAGATGACCAAATAAAGTGGATCCTGAGCCTGGACGCAAAAGGTGTTCAATCGGAAATAACCACCCTATCCTCTCAAAGCAAAGATCTGGGAAAAGTAAACAAACTACTCGAATCTGATCTGAAAGCCGCAAATAAACAGATGCGTGATGCCGAAAAGGAAATGGAGCGTCTACGTAAAGCCGGGAAAGATAGTTCCAAAGAGTTCGGCTATGCCCGGGATACCTATCATGATGCTGCCAATGAAGTGGACAATTTCAGGAAACAAATTGCTAACAACAATAAACAGATCGATGAAAACAACCGGAAGGTAGACGAAATGGTCCGCACGCTCAAAACCGAAGAAATGACCATGAGTCAACTCAAGAAAAGAGCGAAGGAACTGGAATCGCAACTGGAGCATACCTCCGAAGCAACCCATCCGGAACAATACAGTGCCCTGGAAAAAAAGCTTAATGCCGTAAAAAAACGGATGAATGAATTGAAAGGTGCTTCCCAATCGACATTCTCCGTGCTGAAAGGTGGCCTGGCAGTATTGGCCGGAAACCTGATGACAAAAGCCGTCGATAAAATAAAAGAATGGGCGTCCGCCGCGAAAGAATGGGTTGCTGAAGGAATAAACATGTATAAGGGTGCAGAAGGACAGATTAAGTTCTTCAAACAGCTCAGTGGTAGTACCCAGATAATGAAAGACCTGAAAGAAGCTACCAGTGGAACGGTCAGTGAGCTGGAATTAATGAATAAGACGCTCCGGGCAAAAGAGATGGGAATTCCCATTCAAAATATGGCAGACCTGATGGACTATGCACGAAGGCAGGCCCAGAAGCTAGGGAAGGATGTCGACTATATGGCCAACTCGATCGTGGACGGTATCGGAAGGAAGTCAACCCTTGTGCTCGACAACCTTGGTATATCTGCAACCAAGGTGCAGGCTGAAGTAAAAAAGACCGGAGATTTTACGCAAGGAGTTCTGAAAATAGTAAATGAAGAACTGGAGAAACAAGGAAACTACGCGCTGACATCCGCAGACAAAGCAGCTCAATCTGCTGTAAAGTGGGAAAATGCCCAATTGAAGGTAGGCACGAAGTTTAAATGGCTGGGAGAACTATGGGATAAAGTTTCCGGAAACATGGCTGACGGTATCGCTAGGATGGTAGGTGAAACCCGAACTGCCAATGAAGTATTCGATGATCAGCTTGACAAAGTCGCAAAGTTGAATGTAGAAACTGAGCCTCTTATCGACAAATATGAAGAATTGAGTCAGAAAGTCAAATTAAACTATGACCAAACCAAAGAACTGAACCCGGAACAGGAAGAACTGCTTAGTATAATCAATCAGATAAAGGATGCCATTCCCGGAGTTGTAACTGAATTCGATAAATATGGAAGGGCTATCGGTATTAATACCGAAAAAGCAAGGGAGTTCATCAGGACACAGGTTGCTATGCTGAAATATATGAATCGAGATGCTATCGAAGACACCGAAAAAAATATCGATGAATATACTACCAGGATAGAAATACTTAAGAAAGCTAAAGATAGGGGTGGTTATACATCCAGAGTAGGTGGCAGCAATGTAAGTCCAGGTACTGAAGTGTTTTATAAATACTCACCCGAAGATCTGGGTAAGATAGAAGATGAAATATCTGAAATTGAACAATTAAGGACAGGAGCTCAAGAAAGATTAAAGCAAATTAATGGTCAGGCATTAGAGGATCAGAGCAAAACGAATGAATCCAGAATTCGTCATCAAAACCAATTCAATGAAATGAACAAAGCGCAACTGGATGCCTGGATAAAAGATGAAAAGAATGCGGCCGACGAATACATTGCGCTGGCCAAACAAATATATGATCAGCGGTTCGGAACAAATCCAGATACGGATCCCAAAAAGCCTAAAGGTGATCCGGAATTGACCAGGCAACGCAAAGAATTAAATACTCTTCGTGAAACCATTGAGACAAAACACAATGAAAAACTGGCTAAGATCAATCAGGATTACCTGGACGGAAAAATAAAAAGCGAGTCGGAATACAACCGCAGGATCTTCTCACAGGAACAGGCTAATTTTATTCTCCGGGAGAATGCACTAAAAGCTTTTCATTCCAAAACGACTAAAGAAGAACTCAAAACGGATGTCAGCAAGGAAATCTCCCAGCTACACAACCAGAGACTGCAGAGAGAGATAGCATTTCAGAAGGAACTGGAAAAGATTATTCTGGAAGCAAATCCCGAAGAAAAGGAAAGAATACAATATGAAAACCGTCTACGTGAGCTGGGTATATTCGGTAAAAGCAAAGAGCATCTGCAGCTGGAACTGATAGTTGCCGAAACAGAACAGGAAAAAAACCTGATACAAAAGAAACTGGAAGCATTAGAATTGCTGGAAAAACAGCATCAGGATAATCTTTTCAGTATTCGACGGCAAGCAAAGAACCGGGAAAAGGCACAATCGGAAGAGCAATTCGAAAGCGAATTTAAAGCCCGGAAGGATGAAATGCAGAAAGAACTGGCCGATAAAGAGCAGCAAGTTACATTTCAGACCGGGGTAGGTATTTTAAACGGCGATGCAGCATTCAAGGCTGAACTCGAGGTTCATAATATGCGCCTGGAAATGATACGGGAAGAAATTGCGGCCCGACAGCAGTTTGGACTTGAGACAACAAAATTGACGAATGAACTTATAAAGAGGGAACAAAACCTCACAAAATCATATGTCAATGAATTTAACAGGCGAAAACAGGAATATACGAAATATGGTCAGGATATAGGTAGAACCGTAGGGAACGTTATTGCCGGACAGGAAGATGCTCTTTCAGCATTTTCCGGTGTGTTGATCGATCTCACCTTTGATACACTCACACATATAATCAATGCTGAAATAACCAAGACTGTAGCCACAGCTACCGGTGCCATTGCCCGTACTACCGCTGAACAAATTGCTTCCAGTGGATTTCTGGGTATTGGCAAAGCGGCCATACTCACAGGAATAATTACTGCGGCAATGACGGCCGCCAGGACAGCCTTGAAGGGATTGATTAACAAAAGCAAAAAAGGTGCATCCGATTCTTCCGGATCATCCGGCACCACATATAAGCGTATAGAATCGACCGGCTATGCCGATGGTGGATATCACAGTGGTTATACAGGACCGGGAGATAAATATGATATAAAAGGATATTTCTCCGACGGACAGCCGTATCATGCTGATGAATATATAATTCCTAAAATAGTAGTCCGTAATCCCAGGGCAGTACCACTGATCAGGGAACTGGAGAATATGCGTAACCAGTATTCAAGCAAAAATCCGCTTCCACGAGGATTTGCTGAAGGGGGATTTCATGAGTCCGGGATAACTGATGGAAGCGGAGAAACGAATATTGACAGGTTGGAACCTACACTCAGGGAGTTAAACTCTCTGCTCGCCTTCCTGAAGTCGAACGGTGTAAAAGTGAACATCTATGAGTTTGCCCAGGCTCAGGAAGTAGTGGATGATTTTGAAAACTTTGGAAAAAAGGTATAAGTATGAAGATCAGACTTGAAAATGGTGAAACACTCGATTTTATGGAGAATTTTAAATTGAGCCTTACGCTTAACAATCCCATGCTTACCGAGCAGGGATCGATGTCGCTGCCAATAGTATTGCCGGACTCGAACCGCAGGAAACTGGGTTTTCCTAACCGCATAGACCAGGCGTATAAGGTAAAGCGGGTATTTAAGGCTTCCGTACAGTCGGGATCGTATTTAAAGCCGGCGCTTTTGCGAACCACTTCTCACGAAAAGGGTACGGTGGGCGCTATTTACCTGAATGAATCGGAAATGTATGCCAAAATGAAAGAGGTGGAGCTTTCGCAGGCTTTCGATATTGTCCGCCCGGCAAATGAAATTTCCGCCCCCGGTAACTGGAGCGATCCTCTCGACGGTGTGATAAAGTATATGGAGCTGGTGATGCTGGAGATGTTATCCGACGATTTCTTATTATTTCCTGTTGCAACCGATTACTATACCGTATATTCGGCAGGTTATAATCTTAATATTTACCAAGTATTAAACGAGCCTATGACAAAAGGTGATCACCCTTCTCCCGGTGATCCCGATGTTTACGACACCATGTTCGGCCGTAATAAATATCATAAACTGGCATCACGTTTTCCACAAAAATATATGGAAAATGGAAAAGAAGTCAATGTGCCTAAAGGCTATGGCATCACTCCTTTTCTTAGACAGAGTTATGTTTTGAGGCGTATATTTCAATACTTTGGCTATGAACTGCGGCCGTCGATTTTCGACACCGATCCTCAAATGAAGAGCATCGTTGTATTGAATAATACTGCCGATGCTATAGTTAAAGGTAATCTGAACTATGCCCAGCTGGTGCCGTCGGGAACGATAAATGATTATTTAGAAACGGTACGCACTGATTACGGATGTGAGTTTTTCGTTACTCCCGACCACAAATATGTAGAAGTAAAGTTCTGGAACGACCTGCTGGACAATAAGGATTATATACGGCTCGATAATAAAATTGCGGGGAAAGAGATAATAACTCACAATGAACCAAAACATATTAAACTCTCGGCACAGCGGGGAATTGAATATACTTCAACTAATTTCGATACACTGGAAAAATTTGAAAGAAATTTTGGTCCATTAAAATACAGGAAGACCCGTGACTTTCTTTATCCGGGAGAAGTTATCCCCGATGGTTTTTATTTTATTCAGCGTGAAGGTGATATATGGGAAAGATATAAGATGTATGGCCCCGATGGTTATGAAGAACACTGGTGGCGCTATCATTCAAAATATTTGTTCGATTATTACCACGACGAAAAGGATATGAAATACGATACGCACGACAGTAACAGGAGTTCGATAACAAATGTTTTGTGTCGTATCAAATATAGTTATGGCAATGGTGATCCTGCCCATTTTTTTCCGGGATATGTTGATACCCTTTTGTTTATTGGTGGCCGAAGACACCTCAATACCGTATTGGCCAGCTCCGAGTTTGATGTAATAACATCTGGACAGAAAAATGATAAAGCCGACTGTCCTGTTATGACGGCTTTTTACAGAGGTATAAAAACTTCTACTTTCGAATCACCTCTGGGCGGATATATGGTATATGGCAATACTATAAAATACGATTATCTGGGTGAGCCTATCGTAGGGGGCTTTAATCTTATGTTTGGAACCTCGGATGGCCTTTACGAAAAATTCTGGAAAAAATACGCTGAAATTTTACGTCATTCTTTCAATCAGATAGAGATTCCTCTAAAACTGAATATACTGGATATATTGGGATTCAGGTTTGATAATATTTACCACTACAAAGGCCAACCGTTACTGCCTGAAAAACTGGAGATTGAGATTGACCATAACGATCGGATAAAAATAATTAAGGCATTATTCAGAACAATTCGGTTGTATTGGGATGTGGATAGTTAAATTTTAGTACATTTACTTTTAATTTTAACATATTCAAATTTACCAATATGATTGATAATATAAATTTTGTCGCATTTGATTTTGAAACTGCTGATAAATATTTTGCTTGTCAGTTGGGTATTATTGTTGTAGAAAAAGGAAAAATAGTTGAAGAAAAATGTTTTCTTATACAACCACCAAACAATAAATACAATAATAGGAATATATCAATTCATGGAATATCTTCAGAACATACTAAAAGTTCTCCTTCATTCAAAGAATTATGGCCATTAATTATGCATTACTTTGAGCATCGGGTTATTGTATACCATGGTAATAACAATGATTTTGATTTACTCGTTTTAGAATCAGAATTAGAGAGAAATAATATTGAGATGCCCAAATGTTTAGCAATGAGAAATACGTTTCATTGTTTTGATAATGAAACCAAAAGTAAACGTTTGGATTATTTATGTAAAATATTTAATATTGAAATGGAAATGCACCATAATGCATTATCTGATGCTCGTTGTTGCGCGAAATTATTCTTAAAAATTTTATTTAACGAAAATGCTAATTGGAATTTAGAGCCTGAATTACAACCAAGTAAAAAGAGATCAAATTTTATTTATAAAGAAGATTCAAATAGAATAATTTCAAGCGATACGAAAGTACAAGATTTGACCATTGTAATAAATGAGAATACAATTTTTTATAATCAAAAAGTCGTTATTTCCGGTGTTTTTACTAATTATCCTAAACGTAATGATTTAGGCTTATTATTAAAAAATTTTGGTGCTGACATCAACGGAGCTATATCATCTAAAACAAATTTATTTATTGTTGGAAATGATTGTGGACCTAAGAAAATGGAAAAAGCATTTGAATTAATCGGTAGTGGGCATAATATCAGGATTATCGAAGAAAAAGAACTTTATAAAATACTAGAAGAAATAAATCATGGCTAAAAAAGAAACAATAAAATTAACTCCTGAAGGATTACAATTAGTAACTGTATTGGATTACAGCAGCATTGGCGAAATGAATGGTTTTTACCAAAAAGAAGTTTTTTTCACGGATGGCTTTAAGGGAAATAAATCATTGTTATATCAAGCATTAGGAAACTTGGGCGCTTTCGCCCGTGATTATGATTTTGATAAAGAAATATCATTGGTAATTATCAGCACGTCTATTATAGAAAACTTTATTAATGGAAGCCCACATACTTTCATTGACGAATTGGAAGAAAAATTGAATCAAAACAGCTCACCTTATCGAAGGATGAAGTTTATTACAGAAGAACACTTAATCTGGTATATTGAAAACCGCATAAAATTAACCAATGACAGCCAACTAGGAGATCTTGTTCAAAAATATAAAGATAGCCGAAAAGAAAACAATATGGGAATATTATTTTGATTCTGACAATTTTCTTTCTTAACATCCATTTTCTAAAAACCCAACAAAAAACTTTAAACCCAAAGTATAGAAAAAGCCTGTAAGCGTCAACTATAGATGCTTGCAGGCTTTTTAACTGATACTAAAGATTGTTATCCTCCTTGACTCGCACGGCATACAGTATTACTTTTAGTCTACAGAAAACAAACATTGCACAAAGGAGACAAACATACCGATGCCCAAACGTATACCTAAAAGAGGTATCAATGCGGAAAAAGACCCGGACCCATACGATTTAATGCTGTATATTGTAGACAATATGCGAAAACTGGCAATGAACGACCCGGGTACCGATAGCGATACCAAACGGAAGATATTTATGCTCTACCTCGAATATTTACGCCTGCACCGGCAGGTGGAAGAAGACCGGAATAAGATGCCCGGAGCACTGCAACGCCTGATCGACCTGTTTCGCTCGGAATAAAATTCTATATTGGCACATGCTAAAAATCTATATGCCATATAGATTTTTTTACAATAAATAAACAACTATGTATTTCAGTGATAGCATTTTACTTCTTTAGTCATATAGATTTTTGTATGTCGAAAAATCTATATCGGAAATAGTTAAAAACTATATGGACTTTTTTTTAACATCGCCGTATACCTTTTCTCACCATATTTGCAGTGTAGGGAACGGCGGTTCCCATACGGCGAAATTCAAATTTTACAAATTTTGAACGGCGAATTGAAAAATATCCCTATCTTTGGAGTGCAAAACAATATTTTATAATGGTGGAAGTGATTCTGCCTAATCTATGTAGGCTTTTTTTATGCCTATGCTTTTATTATATAAAGGCGGTTGCCTTTCCCAACTTATTATTCGGTTCCACCGTTATTGAGTATTGTTTTGCGACACGGGAAATGGCAGCCGTTCTTTTTTTCTGCCTAAACGCAAAACAATACTCAATTATGAAAACAAAAACACTTACTCCGATTATCACTCCCAAAAGGGTGAAAACAAAACAAATCTCTTACAAGCAAATGTCAGAATTGCTGCTTAACCTTCAGGTTGAATTTACCCTCCTGGCCGATACTTACCCCGAAGACGACAAAAGTATTGTAGCCTCTAATTGTACCACTTCTGATTCTATTCTGTTTCATTTCGAAGACGATGATTTTTCTTTAAGTTTAGATTTGGTAAAGAAAGGAGGTTCCTTATGAATATGAATATAGAAGGGGCAATGATAAACGACAGCATAGTGGAAATACTCAAAGAATGGCAGTTAAACGACAATGTACCGGTGATACATATAGAGAAACTATGCCGCCTACAGGACTTCTTCTGCCGGCTACTCATAAATAACTGCCCGGATATAGAAAACAATATTATTAATGAGTTCCTGATGGATATAATCAACATCAAGGATGACCTCAGGATGTTTAACCTCGAAAAACCCGATTAGCCATGAATGTAAATAAATATGGAAAATCTCTTTGCTACCAGACTCAACCATACAACCGCCAATAAAAAGAATGATACGGAAAAGATGACAATCGGGGCCCTGCATATTTGCAGGGCTTTTTTTGTCCTTTAATCTGATGTCTTAAACCATGACCTTTGAAATAAAACAAAGGTCAATTTGCTATGAAACTTAAATTCCAACTACTCACATCGGCCGTACTCATCATAGTGGGTTGCGGGCTTCTTATTGCCGGGTTTTGCGTTCCTCCCATAGGGATAATAGATACTTCCATATTGGTTGCTTTCGGCGAAATACTAACGTTTGTAGGTGCCATATTCGGTATTGATTATACCTATAAAGTAAAAGTGCTCAATAACAAAAACGACAATACAAATGAAAACAAATAAGAAACTACTTATTATCCTGGATCCTGCCCACGGTATAGACGTTGACGGCAAGCGATCCCCGGACGGCCGCCATCGTGAATACTTATGGTCGCGCGAACGCCTAAAGGTCATTGATCATTTACTCCAGGCACATGGCTACACCGTTGTATGGACCAGTACTGAAGATCACGAGATCGGTTTAATCAAAAGGAAAAACATAGGTAATGAATTGGCCAAACAATATCCTGATCTTGTACCGCTGCTTATTTCCCTTCACAATGACGCTTCCGGTAGTACTCCGGAATGGCGTTCAGCCCGAGGAGCCAGTGTATGGACTTCCAAAGGCCGCACCACTTCCGATATATTCGCAGATTTATTTATTCAGCGAATGACTGAATGGATGCCGAATATTAACCGGCGAATCTATTCACCTGCTTATTTGGATCGTGATTTTGAAAATGACTTCACCGTGCTGATGGGCGACTACTTTGCGCTTTTAATTGAGTGTGGCTTTCAGGACAACAAAGAAGATGTCAGCCTGTTGGAAGACCCTCAGTTCTGCAAATGTGTCGAAGACTGGATTGTAGATTCAATCGAAGACTGCAACAAATACGTATTAGAAAAAATGTCAAAATGAAAACCTATGTTCTTATATCTTTATTCCTTGTATTTGCTATTGCTTCTTGCCGGAGCAATAAGGAGCTTAACAAAGTTTCTGAGTCTGTGTCGCAGGCAGAAAGCGTCGTTTCAGCCACCACCAAAGACAGTACCGCCACCGCCACAAACAGCCGCGACAGTACGTCGGATATCACCACCGAAAAACAATATATTCGAACAACCTGGTATCGACCTGACGGAACAATACAAAAAGTACAGGAGTCGGGGTGGAGTACTCGACATGAGCAGCTGGCTGTTCGCGATACAGGATCATCTGCTGTTTCCGTAAAAGATGTTCATGTAGACAGCACTAGAACAGTTGAATCAAAAAAGCGTGAGACAGAGAACCTAAAATCAACAACGGACTCGAGGCCGATACAAGGCAATGAGTGGGCAATTATCGCGATCATCGTTTGCATTACAGTTTCGGTATTAGCAGGAATTATTCTTTATAAATTAACCCGAAAGTAAGATGAAAGATATAGTTAGCAGTGAAGACATTACCGGTATCGACGACCTGTATCTGATATTTAAAGACGTTCCCGGGAATGAAGACTGCAGTATGAATGATTTCTACGACTTCCTGAGTACCGACTCTCCGGAACGAACATTGTTCCTGGAAGAACATTGTGAGTACTCCTATACGAAAATCAATAAGACGCATGTCCTGAAACTTAAACCGAAGCTTCGATAATGTCAGTGATCCGCATTGAGTGCCCTAATAAATTCTGTTTTTCGGGAAATCGCATCGAACTGAAAGTCGTTGCCGATACTTCCGAAGATCAGCGTATCGATATTGAAGTGGATGGCAAATCGGTAATTGTACTCACTTCCAGTCCCTACCTGGAGAATGGCCTTTATATATCTGAATTTGAGATATCCGATATTCTGCAGACACTTTATAGCGATATATTTATTCAGGAAGGCATTATAATCAAACCACTGGACAATTTTCGGGTAAAATATAAATTGTACCGGTTGGATGAACAACTTCTAAGAACCGAAATATTCGAAGGCTATGCTTTCAAAGGAGGTATTAATAACCGGAATATGGAGCGCCTACAGTATTTCAAAATGGATATGTTCTCTTACAGGCTCCGGGATCAGAAAAACCAGTTTCTTTTTACCACCAGGACGAATTCACGGCAACTACGGTTGCGGCAAAATGAATTATTCCCGTTTGTATTTATTCATCCGGGGGTAAATATATCTTTTGTTACAATCGGTGGTAAGGTGATCGTGCCGGAAATATATGATGCCGACACGGTATGTACCATGGACATAAATGCGGTAAGGAAAATGTTCTATGATCTTTACCAAATCATGCCGGCATATATTGCTGTGATGGTCGACGGTAAGTTCTGTTTCGACATTACCCTTTTACCTGGCAGAATATCCCATGAGAAATATTTCCTTCTTTTCAGGAACTCGATCGGGGGATATGAGAAAATAGAAGTCACCGGCCGTGGAGAAAACAATGTGGAATTTCTGGATGAAGATGCATGGAAATCGCCGGGAATAGGCGGCATACTTGAAAGCCAGAGGAACAGGTTGTTAAGTAAATCAGGGATGACTGTTGATACAGGGTTTAAGTCGGAAGATGAACTTTATTTTATCCTGGACATGATAAAAAGCGAAGAAATCTATTTTATAGATCCGTCTGCTGCAGCAGGAACTATTCCGGCCCGTTGCCTGGTGAACACAGAGAAATTTACTGTTCCACGAAAAATCACCGAACCGCAATCTCTATCTCTGAAGATATCTTTCGTAACGGAAGAATCTTTCGAATCACCTGGTATTGTATTCGAACCAGCACAACCATTACTTCAAAATATAACGACACCAGGTGCACCGCAGTGGAATGGCGATGGATTAATTTATTCAGATGATTATATACTTTATAGCGAATAAGACAAAATGGGAAAATTACAGTTATTAAAAAAGTTTGCAAGTAAAATAGGCCTGGAGCCAATTTATTCAACAAATGATCCTGATGGCAATCCTGCAACTTTAGGTGAAGAAGCAGCACAGATTTTAAGAGATAATTTCGAAAAGTTGGAGAATGACCTCCATACCAGAGCCAATATAGAGTTCGTAGAAACGGAATTAAATAAAAAAGGAGAAGAAATAAAGAGTCTTTCTAATCCTTTTCAATCAAGCAAAAATGCATTAAACCCCTACGCGTTAGGCTGGGACTATATCGCCTATTTCGGATACAACGGCATGACGGTAATACACGCTGATTATAACCAGTCCATTTGCCCACCGATACCGATAACAGCGGGTAAGAAGTTGCTGGCATACAGTTTTTCTCCAAGTAGTAAATCATACTTGCTTAGTTATGGACGGGTAGTATGGTACGATGATACCGATAAGCCTATGTCCTATACCAATTCACCGGAAGTACCTATTGCCCCGGCTAATACTGCTTATTGCCGTGTTGCTTTTAGCGGGCGCACACCCGAAGAAATGAAAGGCAGGTATGTGGCCGTTGTGGATGCCGATACGGAATTTACCGATGCTGATTTTACCGAGTTTTATCAGGAAAATAAAAACCTGATCATAAAGGAATATAATATCGATAAGAATGCCGTTTCCGGTGAAAAGATAAAGGATAAGGCAATTTCAGCCCGAAAACTACAATTCCTAAAGACAGGGAAAAATATACTGGATGAAAGTTTAGCCAGTAAGGTAGAAGGTTACGCATTTGGTAATAATGGCATACCCTATCCGAATGAAAGCTATTGTTACCTTGAAGATTATTATGATTTCAATGTAGAGCAGATCACTTCTAATTGCGGGTTTATGCTGTATGACAAATATAAGAATGCGATACAACTCATATCCTTATCATCCGGCATAGCTACTGTAAAAAAAGAAGACAGCCCGCTTATAGCCTATTACCGTGTCAACTATGCATTGACAAATAAAAATCCTGTAGTAATAGAAGGTACACCTGACGATTTTATCAATGAGGTATATAAAACTACTATCCCGTCGTTGGACGTAACAGAGAATAAAGTCGTTGCCGATATTAAGAATATAGCGGGAAATACAGTTAAAGCATTATTCGAAAGCATTGATTCTAAAATAGGTAGCGGTAACAATAGTACAAGTGTTGTTTCATCTTTATTTGCCCTACCTAAAAAAGATTTAACGGTAGCAGTTGTGCATTCCGATGAAAGCGGGATCGGCACAGGTTCGGCGATTCCCAATCCCGTCCAGTTTAATTCGTGTGCTGCAGGTGGTATCAGCCCGTTATTCCGTTATTCGTATCCTGAACTAAGTTATGTACTGACAGCGCCCGGGCCACGGGTCAGTTCAAATATGGCCCGAAATCTGGGTATGACAATAGAATTCTATTGCAATAGCCGTTATCTGGAACTAAAAGGCGGGGCATCTTACAGGGCTACGGTATTAGCCGATAAGTTGATTATATCTGAAAAACTACTAACCCCGTCAACAGGTGGTCTCAGATATATTTTAATTGACTTCGGTACGAAAAAGAAGCGGTATATCAAATTAGGCTGGTACGGCACATTCGGCGGTGTAAACACCGAACAGGGCGGCGAGGTAACGCCGTATTTGGTTAACCGGCCTTTTTATATCAGCGAGGGCGACAGTATTACCGAGGGGGCAATGGGTGCAACGACATCGGATAACCCTATATACAGCTATCCCGCTATTATCGCGCAAAAATTAGGCTTCGATACTTATAACACAGCCGTTGGCGGTTCGGGATATATCAAGCCGGGTAATCAGGGCGAACCAAATATGCTTGACCGTTTCGATACTTATGTGAAACAATACAACCCTAAAGTATTTACAGCCAGCGGGGGCTTCAATGACGGGGTAAGTGATCTGGTGACGCTGGAAAACAATATAAATGAATACTGGTATCGTGTGCGTACCGAATTACCGGATACTTATTCCATTGCTATCAGTCCGCCCGCTTTGACAAATCCCGCTCCTCAAAATTTGCAGACGATAGGTGAACTGGTACGGATAGCTGCAAGGAATAACCGTATACCGTATATCGACATCCTGAACTCGAAGACATATGATAGCTTAGGGAACTTGGTTACTGATAATACAAACGGCTATCTTGGTAGCCTGATAACCGCAGAAAACAAACCATACTACATCAGTTCTGATAATGTACACCCGACACAGGAGGGATACAGGTATATAGGGTTGCGGATAGCGAATGAGATGTTTAAGTTATTGAAAGGTAATGCGGGTTATTTGGTGGATGAGTTGATTTACAGAGGATGAAATTTAATATTATGGGAGTGCAAAATAAGATAGAAAATGCGGTACCTAAAGATATACTTTGGCACCTGCTCGTAGGTGCCGAATTGTCGCAACTGGCATTTATCGATATCCGGCTGATAGTGGTCGCACCGCTGGTAGGGCTTCTCAAGGAGTTGTACGATAAGTTTATCCGGGGCACGGGGTTTAGTTTTATAGATTGGGCGGCTACTGCGGTGCCGGTAGTGCCGACACTGCTGATTATGTTGATTAGATGTATATTGTCTTAGAATATCATCTCATACTTTATAATACTATTAACCTTATGGTTGCCATGAGACGTATGGAGCACATGGAAAAACCCGATCTGGAAATTTCACTAGCGGGCATAAGAAGGAGATGGAAATCTGACGGAACGATGTTTCAAAGCTCGGAACAGAAGTAAGTTAAGTTGCTGATAAATTAGAAGTTAGTAAAGGAGAAGAAGGGGGATTTTGAATTGGTGAAAATATAATCGGCTAAAGCAGGATAAAAAAATATCCTGCTTTTTTATAACCTATCGGCTTCTTCAATTATATACTTTACAGCAGCAGGATCTGGAGCATGAGTGTAAGTTTCAATCTCATCAGAGTTAAGATGCCCGGTTATAGTTGCAATAAACAGATTAGGATATCCTTTTTCCTTTAAGTCCGTGATGCCGTTATCCCGGAAAGAATATAATTTATATTCGGTGGGAAGATCAATGGCCGTTCGCATACGGTCCCAATATTTATCCAGTTTCCTTCTATGCGTAGGAATTTTGCCTGGTTTAAGCTCACTGGTGAATAAATAATAATCTTCCGGACATTTATCAATCCTTAATTTTATGATCATTTCAATTAAATGAGGTGGGAGCAGACACCATCTTGCATGACCATTCTTTGCTTTTTTCCCGGGAAGGTAAATGCCGTTCTGGGCAATTTTAATATCGGATATTTGTGTGCGGCATATTTCAGTGGGCCTCATAAACGAATTGTATATCAAACCGCATACAATCTCCATGCCCGGGTTATTCTCCCTGAAGTATTTGATTATTTTATCCACCCAAACCTTCGGGATGTTTTTGCGTTCTTTTTCTGTCTTAGGCTTGGTCTTGATACCGGCGAAAACATTTTCAGAACAATAGCCTTTGCCTACAAGCCATGTCCAGAGGTTGCGCATAAATGATAAATAGTTATTGTAGGTCCTCGGTGCAACTTGCTTGTCAATATATACATGATCAAGGTATTCGAGAGCAATAGCTTTAGTGAATCCACCTACATATATATTTTCTCGATTGGTTGTCTTTAACCATTCGAGAAATATTCGGATAAATGAATCGTAAGTAGTTGTGGATTGTTCCCGAAAAATTTTATTCTTTTCATCCATCTTTTTTTCGGTTTGAAAAGATTTTATTGCATCCGACAATTTATGGAAAGATTTGACGCTTTTAGCTTCCAGATATGGGTTCCAGCCGGACTCGAGTTTATCGTTTATGGAATCGCAACATATTTGTGCATACTTCCGGGCCTTGAAGTCTCCCAGCCTTTTCCGGATCTTTCCAAATCTCATTCTTTTTCTCTCGAGCAGCCCGGTATCAGGATTCAATACACGATATTCGATTTGCCATCCAGTCGGAAATTCCCTGAGAGCTGCAGGTTCATAGTTTACCAATGGTAAATTCTCCAGTCCTTTATTAAGGAGTCTTTTGTGTAACTGACGTAATTCCATTTTTTTTTTAGCTTATCATCAAGACAGCTAAAAAATCGTACAAAATCCGGTCGCATTCTGGTCGCACTTTGTTTTTTACAACCCCTAAAAACGACAATAAACCGCTTAAAATAAGCGGTTTATTAAAAAATCTTGTGCGGATGAAGGGAGCAGAACTCACCTTCTATATCATTGTATATCTTTCCTTTACAAAACAACCTGAAACATACAGGCAACACTTTGGTAGCGCGAAAAATGAACGCTTTGCAGTGTTTTGCTTATATAGCCTTTTCTAA